AAAACCCAGTCAGGGACTACGTTCTTCGAAATCTCGTGCATCACGCCCTAACATGTACAATGGACCGTTTGCCTACCACTGAGCTGATCATCCGCGATGGCATCCCCGTCTGGCTGATGCATGGCGGTGGCGTGACGGTAGAGCACAGCGACGGCCCTACCGCTGTGCGGCTGTTCCACCAAGAGTGCCAACTCCGCGGCCTGCAGCTCCCGGATGGTGGGCCGCAGCCGCGGCGTGGTCCATCAGAGGTGGATGAACCAGGCGTCTGATCAGCGTTCGGCTAAGGCCGCGGCCATGTCCTGCTCGATCAGCTCACGTTGGCGTTGCTGATACAGGCCGGTGTATGTGCTGCAGGTACGACCTAAGCGTTGATACAACGCTTCGAGGTATGCCTGCCGGCGGGTCTCAAGGATCGGATCAGTCATCAGTACCTATCAGGTCGCTAACAGCCTGCGCACGGTGGTGCGACTGCAGCCAAGCCGATCTGCGATGCGCTGCTGTGTCCAGCCGTAGGACCGCCAGCGGCGGGCACGTTGCTCGCGTGACTCAGTGGCCCAGAGCAGGATGAGCAGCGGTAGCAGGATCAGGGCCGCCATCCAGGCAGCGATGCAGGTGATGGTCATGGTGGGAAATGCTGTGGAACGTCACCGGCGCACTCGGCCTGGTGGCGTCCCCCAACACTACCGCACCGGTTCCGGAACTGCAATAGGCCGACCCGTGCCCCAGCTGATACGTGTGTCGCGACCTGCTAAGTATTCCGGTTCCTGCAGCGTGAAAAATCGATGGCCACAACTTAAACATTCACGATGACGTGTCAGTTCACCATCTGCTGAACCTGTTGCAAGTACCTTCGTTTTTAGATGTTTGCATTTTGGACACGGAAATGCAACAGCGGTCATGAGTTAAGACAGATCAGTTGTGCAATACGATTTGAATAAAGAACCTGGCACGCGTGCCATTTCTGCGGCAGCCACCAGCAGATCATTGTAATAACAACAACACCAGCAACAATCGCGAATACAGTTCCGGATTGGGAACGTGGTTGGAGTCGGTTCATGGTTCCAGCGCCTGCTGCACCAGCGGCTTCAGCTCCTGCAGCTCGCGCCAGATGTAACGATCCTCCGGGTCGCCGTAGTCGTACTCCAGCGCCTCATCAACAGCCAGCTCGGCGAGTGCTAGCAGGCGGGTGAGTAGGTCAGTCATCAAGGTCCTCTGGGCGATATGGCGGCCTTAGTTGGCCATGTTCATCAGTGAAGCCAGCTTCATACAGGAACTGGCGGCAGGCATCAGCATCACCGGCTAGCGCACGATCCAAAACCGATGGAGCGCTGAGTTCTTCTGCAAGCTGCGTCAGCAATGATGCGGGGACCGCATAGAAGCTCTCTTCGTCGCTGTAGGCATTAGCCACGTGCTTGAGCACCTTGGCGATGCCATGGCGGGCGCTCTTGGCTTCATTGAACTCATCAATCAACCGCTCAGCGCGGCTGGTGAGTTTGTAGCTCATGGCTTACTCTCCAGCTCTGCGGCGATAGCAAGGAGATTAGCGCGAATGTTTTTGCGTTGTTCACAGCGTTCAGTAGCCAAGTTCCAGTCGGCAAAGCCAATGGATTGATCTGGCCACTCTTCTCTTGGCACTGTCTGATCCGCAGCAGCGCGTAATGCGGCGGCGAGACCGGGGCAAGCCATGCCATCCAGTTGATGCTTGCAGTGCGGCATCAGCAAATAGCAGCCTTGCGAGTAAGCAGCCCTGACAGCGGCGGCAGCAGGGGAGAAGTCAGTCATCGGGTAGGGCCTCCAAAGCGCGGCGGATGATGGACAGAGCGTTGTCGTCTAGGTAGTCGCCTTCTTGATCGGTGCAGCCGTCGATCAGAGCCAGCGCCTGCTTCTTCAAGCTCGGTGGCTTCAAGCGGCGAAATAGGTACAGGTTCTGACCAGGTAACTCACCAAAGTTGGCGGTAGTCCACTCACAGCACGCCTCCAGCTCCTGATCTGCGCCCCATTGGGCGGCTTGCTCTGCTATGTAGCTTTCGTAAAACCACGTGTGTTCGTCGTACTCGATGCGCTCCATCCATTGGCGCACCAGCTCAGGCGGTGGGGTGATGGGATGGGTCATCGCTCAACCTCCTCCAGCAGCCAGCGTGCTGTAGCACGACCCGCACCAACGTTTCGTCCTTCCAGCCAGGCTGCTACTTCACGGATCGCGGCGCGGGCAGGTCGATCGTTAACGATGCCAGCCGAGGTTGCCTTTGTAACTATGGCGTCTGCTACTCGCTCCACCAGCGAGCTGGCATCATCCGAACTCCTAATTTGGCGATCATTGGGAGTTGGTTGAGAGCTTGCTGTCTGGTCCGCCAACCGGCAATACGACGTGCCCTCGTCGCTGGTCGCAATATGCGGGCAGGTGGCGCCTCTCTCCAGAGCTTCGATCCTGCTGCGTAGTTCCAGCAGTGCTGAACAGTCAGCGCTACCAACAACTGATGCACACTTTTCGATGCTCTGCCATTCGCTGGCGCTGGCTTTGTGGTTGGTGGTCATGCAGCTACTTCCATATCAAATAATGATGCAGCGCTACCTTCCGACTGCTCCAGGAACTTGGCAGCCTGCTTGGCGTACTCAGGCTTGAGCTCAATACCGATGTACCGCCGGCCCATCTTCACCGCTTGGTAGCCCGTGCTGCCTATCCCGTTAAATGGATCCAGCACCAGGTCGCCCGGGTTGCTGTACAGCGTCAGGCACCGCTCAATCACATCCAACTGCAATGGACAGATGTGGCGTTCATCCTGCTGCCCGCGGGCCATTCGGCCATTCAGCACCTTGGTCTGATTCACCTGCATCCACACTGGGCTGGCCAGTTCTTGCCACATGCTCACCGGCAGATCCTCAGGCGTGTGCGTGATCGGCTCGGGATTAGGCTCGTCTTTGCGGAAGAACAGCATGTAATCCGGCATTCCTACCCTGCTGCGGCTGCTGTCCTTCTTCAGCTGCTTGTAGAGCAGGCCCAATGCCTTCGTGCGCTGCATCTCGATCACCGGATCCTTCCAGATCGTGCAGCGGGCGTGGTAGATCCATCCGGCATCCTGATGGGCGCGGATCAAGTCGCCGCCGAAGTCATGCAGGCCAATGAATCCATCCTTGGATTTGCGCGCGGGCAAGTCGGAGCAGTGGACGCAGGCAATGCGACCAGGCTTGAGCACACGCATCAGCGCCTGGGCGAAAAATGCGTAGTGCTCCATGAACTCGGCATGGCTGCCGCAGTTGCCCATATCACGCTCTGAGTCTGAGTAGACAAAGAGATCGGAGAACGGCGGCGAGAAGATAGCGAGGTCAATCATGCCCTCAGGCAGACCGTTCATCACCTCGATGCAATCGGCCAGATAAATGGCCCAGTTGTTGCCTTGGTAGTCGGGTTTCACTTGAGGAAGTCCGGGAGTGTGACCTTTGCGGTGCGGGTGTAGGCGCGCTTCTCGGCGGTGCGCTGATAGCCGTTCATCGCTTCCGCCATGGCGCGTTTCATGCGGGCATGGTCGGCGGCCTTGCGCTGGACGTTGTTCCAGATCGCGGTTTCGGTGTCGCTGATGATGACGTGGCAGGTGACCGGCTGCGTCTGCCCAAACCGCCACGCACGACGCACCGCCTGGTAGTGCTGCTCATAGCTGTGGCTGACGCTGGCGAAAATCACCGTGTTGGCGTGCTGCCAGTTCAGGCCTAGGCCGGCGAGCTTCGGCTTGGAGACGATCACGCGGCGCTGGCCGAAGGTGAAACTGTCAAGCGCGGCCACCTTCTGATCCAGTGGCATTGATCCATGCACTTCCACCGAGTCAGGGATAGATGCCGCCAGCGCCGCTGATTCATCGTTCGTCTCGCACCAGACGATGACGGCGCCGATGGCAGCATTGGCCAGTTCAGCAGCACGGGCGACGCGATCCTCCATCGTGATCCGCTTCTCACGGTGGATGTTGGTGGCGCTGCCATCTGGAATCCTGAACAGCATCCCGTCTGGTACGTCCTGCGTAATGTCGGCGGTCACCGTATGCAGCTCGTATTTCAGTGGCGGCAAAACGAATCCGTCGTCGTCACCACCCAGATCTGATGGCAGGGTGGCAGTACGCGACCAGCTGCTGACCCATCGCCAGAAGTCCGCCTGCGCATGACCCTTCAATCGCCAGTCCTGGCTTGCGGTGCTGGTGTCATTGACAAACCAACGGCACAGCATCTCCATGCTGCCGAGATAGCCCAAGAATTCGGAGTGGTTGCCAAGCTCCATGTGATCGTTGGGCGCTGGCGTGGCTGTAGCCGCCAGCCGATAGGGCGTCTCGCTGAACGCCTCGCACAGCATCCGTTTTGTAGGTCCGCTGAAGGATTTGAGGATGCTGCTTTCGTCAAGAACGACGCCGCCGAATACGGATGGATCCAGCTTTGGCAGCCGTTCGTAGTTGGCGATGTTGACGCCGCTCCACACATCTGACTGCTCGCGCACGATGCGGGCCTCGATGCCGATCGCGGCGCACTCCCGCACCATCTGGCGGGCAACCGCCAAGGGCGTCAGGATCAGCGACGGATTGCCACTGGATTCGGCAAACTCAGCCGCTGCAGCAGCCTCCACCCGAGACTTGCCCAGTCCGGTATCAAGGAATGCTGCTGAGCAGCCCTTCTCGCACGCGAACTGCAGGGTTGACTGCTGGTGGGCAAACAGATCCCACTTGCCCTGCGGCTGAAATCCAGATGACTGCGCAGCTGTGCCCTTGGTTGCGATGAATTCTCGATAGCGCTGCAATGTGGCCGTCACCTCCTCACCTCCCGTTCAATCGCATCCGCACAGCTCGACCATTCTTCATTCTGGTTCCGTAACCACAACACAACAGCGCGCAACGCAATACGTGCTTCGTGTTCATAAATGTTCGGATCTGGATACCGACTCGGATGAATCGCGCAGCTCACCAAACTAACTAACCCGCCCATCACTTGCCCTCCTTCCGCACCTGAACCGGCATCACCAGAT